TATTAACTTATTTATTCGTAGAATGGCGGTGTGGGCAGATTTCTCCACATCATCCAGAAGTCAAGGAAACTAGGGTAACCAAAAAGGGTTCCTCTCTAAATCCTCCTACACTTACTGCTTAAATTCAGTATAGTTTAACTTCAACTTGTCTGAGAATTACTTCTCAACTCTAACCTCCATCCAATAATATAAATTAATAAATGATTTCCGTCCCCGGCCTACAACAGTCATCACAGACATTCAAATTCAATTGAACTGTCTGGTAATTCACTAAGGGTACATGGCAGATTATCTTCTACCATGCCAGTATCTGCACATAAATGACGATACTTCATTAACTGATAATAACCTCGAGAGCGTATTATTTCAGCCTTCTTAATGTTGCCAACAAATTTTATTGTTGGTCTTATAAACCCAAGTGAAGGAAAACGATCCACCAAGACTTCAAGAACGTCTTTAGGAATGGACGAAAGGGGCGACTCTTTCTTAAAGAGTTTGTTATTTACGTATCCAGCATCATCGTTCTTTATATCAATTCCTGGAAACAGGATCTTGATTAAAGCAGCATGTCTGTCGAAAATAAGCGTAGAAACATTCTCTAAACGTTTTCCAGCATTACCCAATAGATCTTGATAGATCTTATCTACTGTTAATGCCCTACCACTACAATCTTTCTGTAGTTTTAATAGATCCTCATGTGCTATCTTCATAACATCTTCTTTATACTTGCGGTTAACCTTAGTCCCGCGAAGTATGGCTTTCAGGCCTTGAATACTCATAATGTTACGATATTTATCATCATGTCTTATACACCTAAGGTCACGTGTGCAATCCTGCTTTCCTCTAAAAGTAGCAAGACCCATATTAACATAATTAACTCTGATCAAATCAGTAGTCTTGAAAACTCCATCAACACAAGCGGTTGAAACATAATATAATTCAGAATTAACTTGCATGAATTTATCAGTCAAGAAATTCTTCCCTATGGAGGGATTGAATCCAAACTCTTTAACTTGTTTGGTCCAAATATTATAATGTTGTTCATTTGTTTTAAAAAGAATGTCATCCCCGTTTATTTGAACAAAGGGTACATCCCATAACTGCAAAGTTTTCTTGTAATATGTCTCCCAGCTAATATGATATGCTAGGTAGTTTGCAATACACAAAATTGGAAAGGACAAAACATGTCCCATTAATTGCCCATTATTTTGAAGATAATTCATAGGAAATCTACAAGTTTCCATGTATTTTTCCTTGAGATCAAAAAAGAGTTCATCTTTTGGAAACGTATCGTCACGTATATCAATTGTGTTAAAACACATTGTAGTGAGGATATTTTCACGATCAATCTCATCCAAATCTTCAAACAATTTAGAAATCAATTCTTTAATAATTATTGATTTTAAATTATCCGTAGCAGCAGAATAATCCCCTGAACAGAATTTCTCTCCGGGGTTCCAATTTAACACGTGCCTCCATAATTGAGTCCTCGTAAGGGGTTCTCCAATTAATTTAAAGAAGTCAGTTCTATGATTATATAGATAATTCCATAATTTCTTTTGATAAACTCTGAGTCTAGTATAGACTCCAACTTGAGGTTTAGTAATAATTCTAACCTTTAATGGTTCAATAATACAAGCAGGAACTACATGGGAGTCTAAAATTAACTCCTTTTTATAAAATTCAATGTATTCATCTTTAGCTATTATTTGACCATTAATGATGATAGGATCAAATTCCTTATCATCTCCCTCTGGATCAAGAGGTCTGGCATATAAACAAGTTGTTTCTGTCTCATCAATATCATGAGTCATGAAAGGGAAACCAGATTCCCCCCCATTAGGATAATTACACTCCACAGTAGAATGGTTACCCATCCTAAAGTTATCAACAATATGGACATCATCTGTCTTCAGCGAGATTTCTCTCTTCATCTCCCCAATCAATCTTCTTACGGCTACCATCGTCTTAACAGATACTGGTTCAGGCTCTTCCGATAAAGCCTTATAGTGCTTTTCAAGAGATTTTACAATCATACTTGGAAACCCACCATAACAACTTTTCTTGAATCCCTGAAATAAAGTGTTAATTTTCTCTTGATTAGAAATCTTTCTAATAGAGGCCATGTTTCCATTGCCCCAACGTCGCAGAATCAATTCTAAACGACGTGGAAAATAACCTTTTACCATATCCCCTTCCGGACGTTCTACTCCATAGAAGTCACAGAATGCGAAATTGATACGTAATTTCAGACTCGAATGAATCTTATCATGAAATACCAACAATATCAATTTGTCATATTCTAATAATAGCTCATCTTCAGATAGTTTAAGGTTGAAGACTAGGCATAGTTCTTCCAATCTTAAGACAAAATCCGTAGCGATTTTCTTACAATGATCTAAGATTTGCACATTAAGGTCATCCTGAATACTTAGAACCGTATTCCAATGTGATGAACCGTTATAACGGACGAAAGAGTTTGTAAATTCAGGTGTTATACCCCTTGCGGTACAATAATATCTCCATTTACTATACAAAGACTCTTCCTCTCCGGGAAACGCGAAACCTTTAACCAAATGGACATGCTTTACCATAGCAAGATCCATCCAGCTGAACATGGGACTCTCATATTGATTCAAGAGAGTACATGGTTCAACAAGTGTTCCTGAGAACTTTTTAGATAGCTTTGACCCATTGCGGCGTCGAACATCTACGGTAGTT